TCCTTTCCGCAAGACTCTCTGAACTTTCCAGTCCAGAAAGACTTGCTCAGACCAACTCGAGCTCCAAAAAGCTCAAGCGTCTGAACGACGGTATGCACATGGTCTACAGGGACAATCAGATCGTCCCCATAAACACGCACCGAACCGCTAAGACGTTTTACGTCTGAGCGGGAAAGTGACGTGTTGAGCGATCTCTGAATCCCGACGAAGATCATGGTCGTGAAGACCATTGCTTCCATCGGGAAGCAAAGTGCTGAACCCATCGACGCGTATTTGGCAAGTCGAATTACCTTGCCTCCTACGACAGCCCGCCGAGACCTAGTCGCATCGATAGCCTTAGCTAATTTAGGCCACCGAGCAACCATGGTACGAACGAGCTGATTCGAAACACGATCGGAAGCATCGCTCAAATCGAGCGTTGCGGTTCGGTTATCAATCGAACCTTGCTTGGCCAGCCTCTGATTAGGAGACTGGTCATCAAAACCGATCAACTTCGTCAGGAGTCTATCCCTTTCGAAGTTCAAGGTGAAGCTTTGGTAGACCGCCTGTTGCATATACTGCATACAGGTGGGCTCCATCGCAATCACACGGGGTGTTTTGAGCGTCTTAGGAACAAGAGTAACCTTTACAGGTTCCTCTTCTCCAGGTTCGAGGGTGACTACATCATCCAACGTGCGTATAAAACGCCAATTGGGAATGATGTAACTCCGGGACGGAAAAATGTCCTGAAGTCGCCTAGTCCAGGTCCGTTGATCCCATTTCTTGTTTCCAAGAATACGGTCAGCGGTTGATCCTGGGCCATGCTTCGGAACGAGAGCCCCAATACCGATATCTCTATCGATCTGGGAAAACATCTCGCCGAACAGCAGCTCAGACATTTGTCGGAACTCTTCGAGATCTCTCTCGGAAAGCTCCGCATCTGAGCGGCGGACATCCTGCTCACACTCGAGGTAGCTACGTATGGCTGCTGCATTCCTTTCATTACTGCAAGGAAGCAGCATCTTTCCGAACGCCAAAGTTAAAAGGCGAATCGAAAAGATAGCATCCACACATGGCTCTTCGAGCAACAAGCCACTACTCCGGTCGAACACACGGTTGAAGAAACCTCCGAGAAATCGGGGGAGACTTCCCCCTCGTTCATTACTGAACGCGGGGTGGATACCGGCCTTACCTTGATCAAGCCAGCTTTGGGCTGACTTACCAAGTTCGGGCAGGGTTATCGTTAAAAACGACAACCCCTCATGTTCGACACGACTCGTGACGGTATTAATGTCACGAATGGCGCTAGTGCAACATCTGCTGGCTGATTCCTCGGCCAGCATGGACCAGAGTGACGTCAGGCTTTTCACCTGTCCCCTTTGTAACAAGAGGTAACCTCCTCTATCGAAGGTTCAGGATCCATAGCCTACGGACTGAAGCGACATAAAGTCGCACTCAGACGGTTAGCTCCCTCTACCCACCTCCCCGCCTCGGCTAATATCCGAGACTAGGGAGAATGGGTCACGGAGGGGGTGCACCATCTAAGTCCGCTAATGTCACTCGCAACTAAGGTCTAGCCGTAGAGGACACGCTTTCGCAGGTCCTCCGGCATCCTTCTCAGCAACTCCGCCACGTCAATCACTTCCCCGTACGAGGCGTCAAGGATGTGGATCTCGCGATCCACTTCCAGCGCCTCATGTACGTGGTTGGTGATGATATAGCGGAACGAAGGGTAGCCATTTGAGGCAACTTCGGCGGCGTTAGCCAACCGAACTGCCCTCATGGCTTCCCTCAGTGCTCTGGGAACA